CAGAAACTGGAGGCTTGAGGTTAGCACCTTCTGTTCGCTTGAAGTAAGCCCTTCCTTTGGCGTTTAAACCACCTTCTGGGTTCTGATATGCTTTCTTTGGCATTATTTCTTCTTTTTAGCTGTTTTAGCAGATTCTTTGAAGTCCTGCGCCGAAGGTGCGCCTTTGCTGCCTACCTTACGCATCTTCTCGCCGGAACCCGCCTTAATACGACGGCGTTTAGCGTGAATTGCACTATACAGACCTTGTTTCATTTGTAACCTCCTACAGCTAATTTAAGATCTTCGTTGCCTAAAAACTGAGCAATCTGGCTACAGTAGCTATAAAAATCCTCATATTTAAAATCTGATTTCATTCTATTTACAATGTAGCAAACTAAAACTGTATTTTCTTTGGTGTATCCGACTTCGCTATTAATTCTTTCAATAGATACAGTATTTAATTTACCTGCATCCAGAGTCATTTCAACCCCAGAATAGGCACAAGTTTTGTTTTGTTTATTCCAAAAACTGACTATATCTTCTATAGTTAAAGAAAACTCTTGATTTCTTTTTGCAGCGCTTCTTTTACAACTTTGTAAGAATATCTTAGCTCTTCCTTCAATAGTAGAATATACTTTAGCTCTTGATTTAATATTTCCTTCAGTACAACAAGACTTACACCAGCTATGGTAACCGTCGTTTGTTTGGTTGTGTTTAAAAAACAAAGATACTTCTTTTGTTTCTTTACACTTAAAACAAGGTTTAGTAGCCACGCATTGCACCCATCTTCTTAGCTGGCTTAGATACTACCTTAGCACCAGTTTTCTGAGCATACGACTTAGCTTGTTTCTTACCCTTAGTTGTGTAAGGGAACTTCTTGTCTTTGACCATTGGCATATTATTTCCTTTTAGTTGTTATACAAAGTTTTGTACGGTACTGCGTTGTTCTAATTCTAATGTTACAATACAGCTTGCATTCGTTGCACCAGTTTCAATTAATACACGAATCTCGTCATGCTCATCTAAGACTACATGGGCTTGTCCATCAATGCGTAAGAAGTTCTTAGCAGTTAAAGAATAATCATATACTACAGCAATCTCTACATTCTCAGAAGCGTCGTACCAGAATGCTCTGAAGTTCTTAGCAGAGGCTGTGCCGTTGTAAGCATATAATAAAGTCCACTTAGCAATATTCCTAGTTGGAACAGTAAACATTGTTGTCAATGTATTAGCAGTAAGATTCTTACCTACGGAATGTGGTCTCATGGTTTACTTTTTAAATAACAATTCAGATAGATAGCTGATAAAAGCACCAGCTACAGAGGCGACACCCATCAAAGCCCACAGAGAACCCTTACTGCGTTCTGCCATAGCCACTAAACGCTTAATGTCATTATCCATTGAGTTTACTTTTTGTTCTAAGTTTTCAACGGCATTAACTAACTTACCGTACTCTACAGGGTTTATGTCGTTCATTTCTTATTCTTTCGGGGCTGCTGATAGTGGATTATGATTGTCTCCATAGCTGTCTGTAATTTCACCATCTAAGTCTCGTAATGCAAAAACACAGTACCAATTTACATCATCAGTCAATGCTGTAAAATTGTGATTGTGTTCTTTCTTAATAATAATAAACGTAGGTGCTTCAAACTCTTTAGGAGGATGTCCTTCTACTTGTACACTCACTTTACCTTTAGTCAATAAACTAACATGGTCAAAGTGATGCTTATGTCCTCCGAAGGAATCTCCTTCTTTAGACAATACATTCTGTCTTACCCAGATATTGCCAAAGAAACCTAATTCGTGAGAACTCAAGGTAATGTCTCCACTGGTGTTTGGAGAGGTATTGTCTTCCACGATACGGTAGCCTCATCCCATTTATATACAAGGTTGTCTTGCGGATAAGGGACTGGTGCTTCCCAGAGCCAAGTGTTTGTGTTTAAGACCCAAGACTGATCTGGTTTCTGAGCATAAAACACATCGTTTACTGCATCATAAATATCACCAACACCAGCATAGTTTCCTCTCAGTGGTGTATTGTTCGGGTGTTGATTACCATGCGTGTTATAACTTGTCTGTACCCACCCATGTCCAAATATTCCTGAATCAATAACATCTTGCTCTGCAACAATAACTTGTGTCACTATTCCGTTTTCAACTTTAGCAAAATTAGCCATATCAGTATGTTGTAAATGTTCCTGAAGTTGTAAAAGTATGAATGGTATATCCACCGCTAGTTGTAATTGTTCCACCTGTGGCTTGCTGTGCGCCCAAGTAACTAATAATTACAATTCCAGAACCTCCTGAACCACCTGTGTAGGCTTGTCCTGCTGCACCGCCACCACCACCAGTATTAATAGTTCCTGATACTCCATCCGTTGTTGAACCAGCCCCGCCTCCTCCAGTGCCACCAGCATTTCCGCTAGTAAATCTCCAAGCTCCTCCACCACCTGCTCTTGTTGTGGCAGTTCCATTTATTGAGCTTGATGACCCAGCACCTCCAGTACCGTTAGATGGACCATTACCACCTGCAGCACCAGCTCCACCGCCTCCACCACCTCCATAAGGATAGTAACCAGAGCCTGAACCACCAGAGTTACCTTGTCCTGAAGTACCCGCATATCCAGCACCTACGTTGACTGCTCCACCACCACCTGAGCCACCTGATGTTCCAGCATTTCCTGACCATCCGTCAGCACCGCCGCCACCGCCTACAGCAGCCGTAGCAGAGCCAAAGCGGGAGTTTGTACCTTGAACACCAGCACGACCTTGACCTGCAGAACCGCCTCTACCACCTGAACCCACTGTAATTGTATAGGCTGTTGCTCCTGTTACAGCCTGTGACGACGTGGTGATATATCCACCAGCACCGCCACCACCGCCGTAAGTTCCACCACCGCCTCCTCCAGCAATAACTAATGTTTCTACTGAAGACAAAGAAGGAGCAGCGGATGTAAAACCAAAAGCACCTAAAGCAGCAGCTCCAATTTTAGACAGTCTAGGCATTAAGCAAATTTCGTTACAGAAGCTAATACAGTAAATGCAGCAGAACCTGTTTTAATAATGACATAAGAGTAAACATCAATAGAACTAGTATTCCCGCTTGTAGGGGCTGTACCTCCCTGCCATTTAGGAGTTACTGAACTACCGTCAACTTGAACGGCAGAATTATAGTATGCAGTTGCTCCATTCGTTACTAAAAAAGTAGCTGACATTGATTCGCCAGTGGACATTACTGTATTTAGAGAAGTTCCACTAGAACCTCTAAAGTTTACTGTGAAGTTACCGCTTGCGTCAGTCGTGTAATATAAAACAGACTGCGTTGTGATGTCGTAATTGATTGTTCCTGTTGCTGCCGTAGCAGATACAGTTACTGTTTCTATAATATTAGAAGTTTTTAAAGCAGCGTTAGAGGATGTACCAGCAAAAGTCTGTAGTCCTGTGAAACTATTAGCTACGTTGGTAACAGGGATATTTGCACCAGCAAGGGTAGTTGCACCTGTACCGCCATTGGCTAGAGGTAAAGTTCCTGTTACTTGTGTTGACAGGCTTACATTGGACAATGTACCACCAAGGGTTAAATTACCGCTAGAAGTAACAGTTCCAGTTAATGTAATTCCGTTTACTGTTCCTGTTCCACCAACTGAAGTAACTGTACCAGCATTAGGAGTAACCCACTGTGTGTTGTAATTAGTACCATCTATTTTTGCTAGTACTTGTCCTGTAGTTCCTCCAGCAGCTACTCCAGCACCTGTTGCACCAGTTGCTCCTGTATTTCCAGTTGCTCCAGTAGCTCCAGTAGCACCTGTATCACCACGAGGAATTGTAAAGTCAAATACGGCAGCAGAAGATGAACCAGAATTTGTAACAGAAGCAGAAGAACCTGCAGCACCTGTAGTGGTTGTTCCTGCTGTTATAGTTGCAGCAGCTCCAGCAGAGCCTGTTGAACCTGTAGCTCCAGTAGCACCTGTATCTCCTCTAGGAATAGAGAAATCAAATACTGCAGCAGATGATGTGCCTGTATTAGTTACTGTGGTGGAAGAACCTGCTGCACCTGTAGTGACTGTACCAACAGCAATAGTTGCCGCAGCTCCATTAGTACCGTTAGTACCAGCAGCTCCAGTAGCACCTGTTGCACCTGTTGCACCTGTTGCACCAGTTGCACCTGTGTTTCCTCTAGGAATGCCTAAAGATAATTTATATGTTGAAGTATTGTATGAAGCTGTTGCTGAAGAACCAGCAGATAGAGTAGAGGCTTCGACATTAAAGCCTGTAGCCATGTTGATTGAAGCTGCACTTGACGCAGCAGCGGATGTAGCAGAATTAGCTGCATTAGTAGCAGCAGTTTCTGCGTTAGTCTCTGCTGTCTCTGCAGCAGCTTGAGCAGCTAGTGCAGCATCTTTTGCTTGTACTGTTAATACTGCCTCGCTAGAAGCATCGTTAGTTGCATCACCTGAGCCACCTGCTCCACGATAAATACTCAAGATCTATCTCCTATATTTGTTTAAATACACTCAGCGAATGCACTTAAAGAAAACTCCCCAGCCGAAGCTGGAGAGTCTTAGGAACTACTATTAGCCGTTAACTGCTAATACAAAGCCAGTCTCAGGACGTACTACTTTAACACCGTAGAGGGTGTCAGCAGTATACAGAGTAGATAAATACTCTTGTTTGTACTGAGTTTGGCTACGTACAGACATCTGCTCAGCCAATACCATTGTATCACGATGAGCCAAGATAGCTGCTTTAACATCTCCACCAACGCTGTTGTTAGCATCAGTTTCAATGA